ATAAACATCCTATAGATGGCGGTCAATTTGGATATCCATTGGTGCCGATGCAATATAAAGGACACTTTGATGATGAAGATGATAATGGAGATCCAAGATATGGTAGATTGATGAATTGGTATCGAACCACAGACGATATTGGATTTAGTGGAGATGTATTAACAGAAAATTCAACAAATTACAGAATTTTTAGAACTCATAAATGCGGAAAAAACAATAGACTCGATGCTGGAAATGATTACAATGCATGTTATGCTTTCCCAGAAGATAACGTACCGTTCTGATGTCTACTGCAACCGAAATAGCAGCCGCAGGAGTTTTTAAGATTGCAAATGTTTCCAAATCTGGAACAGAGATTGGAAGTACATCTGCATTTAAACTCTCATTAAGATCTTTAAGTGCGATTAATATTGGATTTAAACCCAGTGAGGGTGTTGTATCGAATACTGACCCACAAACATGGACAGATAGTTAAGAGGAATAAAAAATGGCAATAGATTTTCCAAGCAGTCCTACAGATGGACAAGAAGTTTCAATCACAGGACGTACTTTTAGATACTCCGCAGTTACAGGTGTTTGGAGAGTTTTGACAGGCACAGTAAGTACCGATATTTCTGAACTTGCAGACAGTACTGGACTATTAGGTTCTGGTGGTGCTACTGTCTATGCAGATATGGCAGCACTAATAGCCGCTACTGGAATGTCTAATGGAGATCAGGCATATGTCACAACAACTAACGATTTCTATCTGTATAATGGTGGTTGGTTTCTAATTGCAACTGGCGTAAATAATCCACCAAGTGCGATCTCTGGTGTTGATGTTAATTATAATCTTGCAAAAGACGGAACTGCAACTGTCATTACAGCAATATCAACAGACCCAGAAGGATTTCCTTTAACATGGAGTTATGCAGTCACAACTGGTACTCTTGGAACAACAGCAACTGTATCTCAAACAAATAATGTATTTACTATTACACCAAGTACTACAGAGGCGGATGCTGGAGAATTTTCTATCACATTTTCGGCAACTGATGGTGTAAACACAATAAGTGCAGTATCATCTTTTGTACTTTCGTTTTCAGAAGATAATTATTTTATCGACCCTAGAGATTATGGTATGTCTACTGGAACTTTTTCTGGTGTTGGTGCAAATTCTAATGATGAAAACCTCTATGTTTTGGGATATAGTGGAGACCAAAGAGTTTATAAATGGGAATTGGGAACACCAAAAGAACTAGCATCAATACCTAGTACCTATACTCAGAGGGCAGGTATATCCAACGCCACACCTTCTGGATTTTATATGAACCGAGCTGGGGATCGATATTATTACTGTAGTTATGGTACTGTTTATCAAGTTAGTTTATCGACTCCAAACGATTTAACTACTGGTTATCTTTATCAAAACGGTTCCACATATAGTGGACAGGCATTTAATAATAGTGGACTTATTTTCGGCGCCACTTGGAGTCATACAGGAGATAGACTTTATATTAGTGAAACAAATACCAATCAAATACAAGAACATCCTGTAAATCTTGTCGGTGGATCGCCTTTTGATTTGTATTATGTCCAGAACCGTACCAATTCATTTAATCCTAATAATATTACTTATGCTTATGGGATGGGATGGAGTTCTAATGGAATGAAATTTTGGTGTGGGGAAAATAGATATATCCGCGAATATTCCGCAGTTTCTGCATATTCATTATCGGGCATGAATGCAACCCCAAGCGCAACATTTGACACACAAAATTTAAATAATAATGTTAATAATTATACAGCAAACAATATTAATAATCCAGAGATCAGAGGTATACACGCATCGGATGACGGAAATACATTGTATTTAAACCTCAGAGGCGTTGGCGTTTTCAAACTTACTATGGTAACTCAAAATACAATCGCAGATGGTTTTGTATTTTAATTAATAAAGAGGATTAAGTTATGGCATCAGTATTCAATGCATTTATTGCATATCAGTTTTTAAAAACCCTCACTAACAAGTGGGATCAGATGGAAGCATATAAACTGGGCATTATTGATAAAAATGGTAAACAGTTAAAAAAGACTGCAGAATTAGAAACTGCAAAAGAAAAACAAGCTTATACAATTTTTCATAGATTGGTATTCAATCTAAAGAGAGTTTTAGAAAAATTTCCATTTGGAAAGTCTCGAATTGCATCATATAGTGCAGCCTTTGCATTATTGAAAGAGAGTAGAGATGATTTTTCTGACGATGAGTATGAGTTGATGGAATCTATGTTGATGGATTATATTAATTTGCAGGAAAGTACTTTAAGTGACTCTTACTTTGAATCTGTAGAATTGGTAGAAGGTGTTGCAGTTCCTAAAAAAACTTATCAACACGCAGTCAATGCACTTAAAAGTGTTGTAGATAGAAAAATGAAAGAGGCAGGAAAACGTGGACTGAAACATTCGGTGGGTTACTATTCTGCAATGGTTGCAAAAACCTACTCAGGTGTAAATAGTAGAGAACTTGAAAGAATGTTTAAATCTGCACATCCACAACTTGCAAAGGAATGTGTAGAAGAAGAAATGTCAGAAGAAATTGTCAACGCAGTTGGCACAGGTGCAAATGTTGCCGGTTTAACAGGTGTACCATCTAAGTTTGCAGGGATGAAAGTATTTCCTATTAAAACTCAGACATATGTTGGATTGATGAAGGGTAAGAAAAAGTATGCCCGATGGAAAAAATATATGGAAACTCAGGAGGCAACTCCTATCAGAGAATACATAAAAAAGAGACCAAAAGAAAAAGTAGTCCTAATGGATCAATCTTCTGGTACAATGATGATTTTACATAGACACAACGAGATTTAAATATGTTTTCTACAATTAAAATTTTAGCAGTGGTACTCCCGCTCCTTGCATTGGGCGGTGGTTTGTGGTATACTGATAACTTGAAAGAAGAAATTAAGTTGTTAGAGGAAAATCAGGTAAAATTAAATAGTGCTGTAGATAGTAAAAATGCAGAAATAGAAAGACTCAATCAAAACGTTGAAGAAGTTTTATCTGTCAATGTGAGATTAAGTGAAGAAAGAGAAAAACTATCAAATTCGGTTGACGTATTGCGTGATAAGTTAAGTGAACATGATTTGGGATACCTTGCAGAGAACAAGCCAGGGTTGATTGAAAAAATTATAAATAAAGATATAGAGAAAACTTTGAAAAATGATGTAATTGAAATTATGAGAATTGAAAATGACTAAATATCTTCTAATAGTATTAGTATTTCTTGGATTGACTGCATGTAGTAGTATTCAAGAAAAGGTTGTGACTGAAGAGGTTTACGTGGAAAAAATTCCACTCAACTTACAGATGCCTAAATCGTTTGAATGGAAAGACTTTGAAGTAATTGTAGTAACTGAAGAAAATTTTGATGATGTAATACAAGAATTGAAAGTTGATGGTAAGAGTTTGGCACTATTTGCATTTGATACCGATTCTTATGAGGCACTGACTCTCAATGTGACAGAAATGAAACGTTACATGAGTGAGCAAAAAGTTATAATATTAGAATATAAAAATTACTACGAAAATAAAGATAAGTAGATATGGACAAAACAGATATTGTAACAGATAATAAAGAAAAGGCTCACGCATTGGAAACACGTATTCAAACCGTTGCGATGGTTCTTATAGTTGGATTTTTATCTTGGGTTGGCACTGGTTTAGTTGACGTAAAGGTAGGATTGGCTCAAGTACTATCAGAAAGTGTATCACTAAGAGATACATTAAATAGACAATCCATTCGTATCAATGATCTAGAAAGAGAGATTGGTGATATGAGCAAGGAAATGGGCAATTTTGTCACTAGAGAAGAATTGCGCGAATCTTTAAGAGATTTACCACCAAACTAATTTAATAATCTATTGACATTGTATACCTTTTAGGTTATAGTAGTACTTAAATCATGAGGTATAAATGCAACACATAGATAAAATCTATATATCCCGACTCGGCGCAAAGTTAGAAAGATTTACTGAAAAAAGATCAAATCTATTTAACTGTAAATGTCCTTTGTGTGGAGACTCAAAGAAAAAGTCATACAAAGCGAGGGGATTCATATACATTCGTAAAAGTAATTTTAACTACATGTGTCATAACTGTGGTGCAAGTATGTCTTTGTCTGCTTTCATGAAACAGATTGATCCTGAGTTGCATAAAGAATATGTTCTAGAAAAGTGGAAATCTGGACAAACCGGCAGTAGAAAGAATATTGCTACTCCAGAGTTTAAATTTGATGCACCAACTTTCACCAAATCAAAAGTTTGTGATTTTAGTCTAGGTACTAAAGTTGTAGACTTACCAGATAACCATCCAGCAAAAATTTATTGTATAGAAAGAAAGATACCCAAACTCGACTTACTGTATTATACTAAAGAATTTAAATCTATGGTATCAGAGTTAACTAATGGATATGATAATCTAATTGAAGAAGAAAGACTTGTAATACCATTCTTTGATACAGAATGTAATGTTTTCGCATTACAGGGTAGAGCCCTTAAACAAAGTGGTATGAGATATATCACCATTAAAATAGATGAAGAAAAAACAAAAATTTACGGTCTAGAAAGATTAGACCCAACAAAAACTGTATATGTGGTAGAAGGCCCTTTGGACTCACTGTTCTTAGAAAACTCTATTGCAATGGCAGGGGCAGATGTTGATTTGCAATACTTTTCAGAGTGGAAAGATGTTGTGTTCATTCTTGATAATGAACCAAGAAACAAACAAATTGTGGATAAGTATGTAAAATTAATTGATGCTGGATTTAAGGTCATGGTATGGCCAGAAAAAATAAAAGAAAAAGATTTGAATGACATTATACTGTCTGGAATCGACACTTCTGAACTGAAACAGATTATAAGTAAAAATACCACTTATGGTCTACAAGCAAAATTGAGAGTCAACAGTTGGAAAAGATGTTGATATCACTCAAATAAACAAATACAACAATATAACAAAAGGGTAAACGGATGTTGAAAGTAGTTAATACTAGCAAGGAAACTGATGTTCGCTCTGTGATGGCACAGGCGAAATTTTACGAATCATATTCCCGATGGAATGATGATAAAGATAGATACGAAACTTGGGAAGAATCTGTTGCGAGAGTAATGGATATGCATAGAGGATATTATAAAGAAATCATGAATCCAGAATTAGGATTATTGATTGATGAAGCTGAAAATCTTTATAAATTGAAATATGCATTGGGTGCCCAACGAGCTTTACAATTTGGTGGAGATCAATTACTGAAACATCAGATGAGAATGTATAATTGTACATCTTCGTATGCAGATAGACCTGCATTCTTTAATGAACTTTTTTATGTTCTTTTGTGTGGTGCTGGTGCTGGATTTTCAGTACAAAAACATCATGTAGATAGATTGCCGAATATTGCAGAAAGAAAAAAACAGGCAAAAGGTTGGAACGTAGAAGATTCAATCGAAGGATGGGCAGATTCACTTGGTGTTCTCATGTCATCATATTTCGTGGGTGGTGGTACGCATCCAGATTTTGAAGGTCGTAAAGTATATTTCGATCTGTCTCAAGTAAGACCAAAAGGTGCAGAAATTAGTGGAGGGTTTAAGGCGCCTGGACCAGAACCACTACGCAAATCCTTGGACAAAATTGAACATATGTTGCAAGGACTAGTACTCTCTGGCGTTACTAGGCTAAGTCCTATTCATGTGTATGACATTTGTATGCACGCTGCTGATGCTGTCCTTGCTGGGGGTGTTAGACGTAGTGCTACGATATGTTTATTCTCACCAGACGATGAGGAAATGTTGACTGCAAAAACAGGTAATTGGTTTATAGACAATCCGCAACGTGGTAGATCAAATAACTCTGCTGTAATTGTACGAGATGAAATTACAAAAGAAGAATTTTCTAACGCAATGAAATCTATTAAGGAGTTTGGAGAGCCAGGATTTTACTTTGTGGAATCTAAAGAACATACTACAAACCCATGTGTTGAGATTGGTATGTATCCACAGATCGACGGCGAGTCTGGTTGGCAGGGATGTAATCTAACAGAAATTAATGGTGCAAAATGCACAACTAAAGAAGAGTTCTTTAAGGCATGTCGTGCCGGTGCTATTATGGGTACATTACAGGCAGGATATACAAACTTTAAATATTTGTCTGAATCTTCAACGAAAATTTTTCAGAGAGAAGCCTTATTGGGTGTTTCTGTAACTGGTTGGATGAACAATCCAGATATCTTATTAGATTCAGAAATTCAAATCGAAGGTGCGAATATTGTAAAACAAGTAAATAAGGAAGTTGCAGAGTTACTTAATATTAATGCTGCAGCTCGTACAACTTGTGTAAAACCATCTGGTAATGCTTCCGTACTCTTAGAAACTGCTTCTGGTATTCATGCCGAACATTCTCCAAGATACCTTAGACACGTACAGATGAATAAAGAGGCAGAAGTTGCAAACTTGATTGCCGAAACTAACCCATACATGGTAGAAGAGTCTGTATGGTCAACCAATCGTACCGATTATTGTATTGCATTTCCTGTAATTTCACCAAAAGGTTCTTTATATAAAGAAGATTTATTTGGTGTGGATTTACTTGAAAAAGTACAACTGGTACAACAAAATTGGGTAGAGGCCGGCACAAATGAACATTTGTGTGCAGACTCAACATTGAGACATAATGTATCAAATACTGTAACAGTACCAGAACATATGTGGGGTCAAGTTGAAGGTTATCTCTTTGCAAATAAAAACTACTTTGCAGGGGTATCATTCTTGTCTGGATCTGGTGATAAAGATTTCAATCAAGCTCCAATGACTGAAGTGTTAACCGAAGAACAGATTGTCGCAAAACATGGACGTGCTTCTATGTTTGCTGCAGGGTTGATTGTTGACACCAGAAAGGGATTTACCGACCTGTGGGAAGCAACATCTATCGCACAAATGCCACCAGAATTCCAAGGTGAGTTATCAGACTTACGTGCAGAATGGATTCGTAGATTTAATAAATTTGCAGATAATTATTTTGGTGGTGATATGAAAGACGCAGAATATTGTTTGAAAGATGTTTTCCTATTACATAAGTGGACAAAAATTCAACAAAATATTCAACCTATTGATTTTGTAAATCAATTAACAGATAAAACCTTTACAGATATTGACACGATGGGTGCGGTAGCTTGTCAGGGTGGAGCGTGTGAAATTACCTTTTAAGTAGGTTTTCAGACACCATTTTAAAATTAGTGTTCTCCTAAATAATTTCTGGTATTTGGGAGAACACAACTATGCCTAAGAATAAACAGCTGCAAGATTGTAACTATTGTGGTGTTGAATTTATTGTTAAATACGTAGACGAAGATGAAACCGTAAAATTCTGCCCCGCCTGTGGGGAGTCTCTGGATGACTATATATTAGACAGTGACTCTTATATGGATGAGGATGAAGAATGGTACGGCGAATCGGAGGAATAGACTATAGTTTAACATCACCAGCGGTGTGTACATATGTTGGTGAAGAACAAGACTTTAGTTTTGAAAAATGCAAGATATACTTTTTATCTAACAAGAAAAAACTTTCAAACTATAATTATAAAAATATAGATGGACAACAAAATCTATCGGATTTTGAGAGCGCAGAAGAACGATATGATTTCATTTCTGATTGGGCAATGGACATTCTTATTACGGACGAAATTGACACTATTGCATTAGAAGATTATAGTTATGGTTCTACAGGAAAAGTATTTCATATCGCAGAAAATGCTGGACTTCTAAAATGGAAATTATGGCAGGCAGAATTATCATATCAAGTGGTAGCTCCTACAGTCATCAAAAAATTCGCCAGTGGTAAGGGAAATGCGAAAAAAGAAATGATGTATGAGAGTTTTATTTCTGATGG